GATAGCCTTATGATAGATAATATCCTAAAAATAGAATCATCGGGTTTGCAGGATAATGAGTTATTAAAGAAAATAATGGAGAGTTATGCTAACGCTAGATAAAATAAAAGAGGAAAGAGGGTCTATTAAAGAACATTTAAGAATAGTTCCTCAGGAACGCAACCAAATGAGCGTATCTGATAGAGAAATAAAAGGGTATGCGATTGTTTGGGATAGCATTAATGATTATCGGGAAATGGTAAAAAGAGGTGCTACACTCAAATCTTTGAATGCAAGGGGTGTAGGGTCTAATGCCGGCAACAAGATACAATTACTTCTTCAACACGACAGGACGAAAATTCTTGGAGAGATTATCGAATTAAGAGAAGATGATCACGGGCTATTCTTTAGAGCTTCAATCAATGAAGGTATTGCATATTGTGAAGAAGCTTTAACCCTTGTAAAACGAGGGTTGTTAGCTCAAATGTCTTATGGGTTCGGGTATATCATGACTGATGAAGCTATGCGATACGATGAAGAACGAGATGCCCTTATTCTGAATGAAATTGTATTGTATGAAATATCTCTGGTGACATTTTCGAGCGATCCAAAGGCTCAATTAAGGAGTTCTTATGCTGCTAGTCAGGCTCAGATGATTTTGTCTCAATTCACACCAGACCAAATAAGATCGATTATAGATGCACTCTCACCGCTGGCAACCGCTGACGAAGCTACCCCGCAACAAAGAAGTGCAACTGATTCAATAATAAGTAAATTTTAAAAGATGGTAACAAAAGAAGATTTTATCAAAAAGATCGAAGAAAGAGCTTCTGGAGAATTTACTGATAAGGATAAAAACTTTGTCGGGGGAATTTATGAAGCATGTCGGTCTATGTTTGAGGGTAACGGCTCTCAAGTAAAGAAAGAGGACATCGACACTGCAATACGCGATGCTATGTCCGGATCAGATACCAAGATTGAAGGACTTGAAACTTCAATCCGTGAAATGCTGCAAGATATTGCACAAGTTAAAACCACTCAGCTAGGAAATGGCAATAATGAATTGTCTATTCGGTCTCAGTATGAGAAATTATCATCTTCTGATGAATTCAAGAGAAATGTCAGAGAAGGTAAAAACTTTTCGATAGAGCTTCGGGCGGCAACAACAATAACCACAGCTAATGCAGCCAATGCAAAGCACCTGCTAAGATATGAAGTTATACCGGGAATTCAAGAAGCTCCAAGAGAAGATAATGCCATTTTACCTGTAGTAATGAAAGGCGGGACTAATTCTCGAACTATATATTGGGTGAATAGGGTAAATAAAGAAGGAGGATCAGCATTTATCGCCGAAGGAACCCTAAAACCTTTGATGGATTGGGAGTACAACGAAGAATCAAGTGAGGCAAAAAAGATTGCTGTTCGTACTAAAGTTTCTACCGAAATGTTATTCGACAATCCATACATGGAATCAGAGATTAGAATGCTTATGCAGCGTGATCTGATGGATGTGACCAATGAAAAGCTGTTAACAGGACTTGGTAATGCAACTGAGATCAAAGGAATAACAGTAGGTGCAGCCGGATATACAGGGACAGGATTAGATGGAACAATCATCCAGGCTAATAATGTAGATGCTATTCGTGCCGGTATTTTGCAGCTTAGACTTCTTAATTATCGCCCTGACGTTTTATTGATCAATCCAACAGAAGCCGCTAGCCTTGATCTCCTGAAGACAGAAACAGGGCATTATATCCGTATCGAAGTAGAAGGAATATTGAGAATGGTTCGTATTATAGAAACTGCTAATATTCCTATTGGAAAACTTCTTCTTCTTGATAGTGCAAGATGGTTTGTCCGTGTTTACGAGCAATTACGTCTTGAGTTTGGATGGGAAAATGATGACTTCTCAAAGAACTTAGTTACAGTCATTGCGGAAATGCGTTTGCATAGCTGGCAGAATTCAATTGACGCAGGATCTGTTCTATATGATGATTTCGCAACTATTAAGGCTGCATTACAAGTAACATCCGGAGGTGGAGAATAATAAATAAATAGATTATGGCATCAGAAATTAAAGGACAAGTAGTTAAGTTGGGTAACAGGGTTAAAGTTACCGGAACGGGAAAAGACTCGGTAAACTTTCCTAAAGGTTCAGTTCGGGAGGTTGAATCAATCCTTGCCGATAAATTATCCGATAGAAAGATTGTAACTATAAATAAATAATATGGTATTGCTTGACGCAACATATTTCAAAGGAAACCTAAGCCTTCCGAACATATCGTACAACGATAGGGAAGGCTTAGGAAAACTCCTGCAAACTGTTGGAGAAAACAATCTAAACTATTTTATAGAGAAGTATGAACCTGAATGCTTAAAGTTGATATTAGGATCTGCTTTTTATGAATCTTTTATTAATGGATTGAATGAAGACCCCATCGCTGATAAGTGGATCTTATTGCGAGACGCTTTATTCAGGAAAGAGGATAAATATAGTTTTTCTCCTGTGGCTAACTATGTATATTTCAAAGTTAAAAAGGATTCAAGAACAAAGACTACCGCAAGCGGAGAGAAACTTGAAGATTCTTCCTTCACTAAAAACGTAAGTGATGAATATAAGTTAGTTGATGTTTGGAATGAGATGTGTTCTCAAGTGAGAGACTTCTGGAAGAACTTTTTGAAAGACAACTATTCAGATTATGAGGAGTATCTAAAGGATTTTGAGCCTTGTGGCTTTGGTTATATTAATGGCTTTGGGATATGATATTATCAGTAAACAAAATAATAGGATCGGCAGTATATCGAACAAGAGAAATACTCAATAAAGATCAGTCTTTTATCGATGGATTGTCTAAGTATAATTATACTGATGTGAACTTTGCGAATGATTGCTTATTTGATGATAAGTTTCATTTATGGTATTATCCGGGTACTCCCGAAGAAATATCAACTATCCTAAATCAGTTAAACAAGATTACTGAAGGTCAAAAGCTGAAATTCCCTGCAATATTCAATTACAATACGTTTAAGCAGACAAAGACGGATAAAGGTACTATCGTGTCTCTTAATCTGGCTATTGTTGCCCGTACTTTCACTGAATGGACAACCGGAGAACGAGACAATAAAGTATTTGATACTGTTTTGCGTCCGGTCTATGAAGCCTTAGTCAAGAGTTTAAAGCGTCCGTACATCCGTTGGGCTGATGGTTTTATCAATCCAAATCATGACTATTACGAGGTTTTTACAACCGGACAGAATAAAGAGGTCGTAGAGAATCGATATACGGATCATTTAGATGCAATAGAACTTCATAATTTAAGGTTAGTCATTTCTGAAAGTGATTGCGAAAGATATAAAGAAGAAATAGAACGGGAGCACAATCTCGTTCTGGAAGATTTAAATAATTTAATTCAATAATACGATGGCAATAATTGGAACAGTACAAAGTACATGCGCCGAAGAAGGACAAGTCTTTTCCGGTGTTGAAAAGTGCTCAAAGAAAGAGGGGTATACCATTGGTATGTTCGTGACTGATGATAAAGCTCGGTTTCCGGCAGATAGAGAGTTATTTCTTGCAGAATTAGAAGCGAATATAAACTCAGGGAAGTTAATCCCATTGAAAAGCTTTATCGAGAATACAGGAAACGGAGGAGATGTCGCTACAAACGAAATTGGATTTGCAGGTCCTGTGCCCTCGGGATATAATGCCTACAATGAGACATATCGTTTCGAGACAGGAGCAGGGGAATGCTTGTATAAATCTCTCCAAGCTCTAAATCAACAGAAGAAGAGAGTTATCCGTATCGATAAAGACGGATATGTTTTCGGAACTCTTATTCAGGAGGGTGAAACGGTTTCGCTTGCGGGATTCTCTGCCTATTTAGTTATAAGTAGAACAAAAGCTACTTCAAATACGGATATCTATAATCTCGGAGTAATCGCTTATTACGGCGTAAACTACAAGACAGTAGAAGAACCAAATCTTCACGCTTTCGAATTAGGCGAAATACCAGATGGTATCGTAGGTGTATATCTTGAAAAAGGATCAACTGCCGGACTCGCTAAGGTAGTTTCTTCTTGTGGAGGGACAGATTACACCTCGGAGTATGGAACTGAATTTGCGGATGAAACTTTATTTGTGAATGCTTCTGGGGCTAATCCTGAATCAGTAGAATATAATGCGGTTACAGGAACTCTCTTATTTACGCCGACAGGATCATATCGTATACTTGGGGCCACACAGTTGGCAGCTAAGAATATTATAGGATTGGGAGGGATTAATAAATTCACATCATTAGCATGAAATTAACGTATTCGAATGGCACAGTTAGTATATCCGATGATTTTGTAAAGTCCTTTAAGGGAGATAGGGATAAATTCCTTAAATGGGCTGCCGAAAAGCATCAGAATGTACCGGAAAGTTTGTTAAGCGATGCCTTCGATACGGTTAGTCCTCCGAAGGTAAAGAAAGAAAAGAAGGGGGAGCAATAACAGCTCCCTTTTTTAATTGAATAGTATGGGAACAGTAAAGCAAATACGGGATAGATACGGTGATGCTCTTAAAGGTATATCTGAGGTTGTCAGTAAAACCGCTAACGACAATAAAGATGTTTTGCTGTCGCTGAATCGGGATCAGATGCTATTAGGACGCAATAACGCCGGAGATACATTTACTCCGGGATATCTCAATGATCCGTATTTCAAAACTCAGGCAAAAGCGCAAGCTTATAAGAAAATGAAGATCGGTCTGGAGAAACAGCATTCAGGTCGTATGCGATTTTCTAATGTTCAGCTTTACCCGAACAAGGATAGTGATACTCCTAACCTGATAGTCACCGGACCTTTCCAAGATTCGATGTATATAACTCTATCATCGGGTGAATATACTTTAGGATCTACTTACGTCGATGCTTCGGATATAAACGCAAAATATAATAATGCTGTCTTCGGATTGGCTCCCAGATCAAAAGAGTACTTCTATAAATATTGGATACATCCGGCTATAGTGAAATACCTCAAAGAAAAGACAAGAAAACCATGAGTTGTCCTTGTATAAAACGAAAAACAGAAAGCCATAATCAAAAAGTTCGATTAATGGCCATGACAGAATCAAAAGCGGATCAAACAAATTATATAATCTATGAACTTGAAGGAATTATATACTACGATAAAGTATCGTGCTGGCAGAAAGACGGAAGCCAAGGAGAAGCCAAAGAAATCATATCATATCTATGATAGATGCGAAATATGCCCTTTGTCTGTCTATGTTGATGTTATTGAAAATGGAAATCTAAAGGCATTAATTATAAAAGGAAGAGTACCTCAAGAAGAATTGGTACTTGCCCGTACTATGCTGACTATTGAATTCTCGGAGTTATCCGGCAGTTCGCATCTCCAATCAACTATAAATGTCATCCGTCAGATGTATTTACGAAGATCACAAATAGAAGGCTTAAGAATGGCTGCTATACTTATAGACGGAGGGCTGAATGATCAGGCAATGGAGTACTTGAAACCTTATCACATAAAATTAAATAACCCCCTTGATCCGTTAGAAATAGAGAGAGTAATTAAACAGATCGAAGGTAAGATTAAAGGCAAGATCGTCTCATTGCAGGAATTACAGAAGAGATATGATGCTTTAACCGCTAAAACCGATACCGAAAAACCGAAATCAGGTTATTATACTGAAATGCTGACTGTATTAAGTAAATATGTCGGGTTTCATCTATCTAAAGACAAATTAACTGTATCTGAATTTGCTTTATACATGAAGCAATTCAATCAAGAGATGGAACGCTTAAGTAATAAATGATATGGCAAACAACAATAGCGAAAGAATAGATGATCTGGTAGCACCGGAGGCACTAAAACAATTGACTGATTTAGATGACGCATTAGAAAAGTCTTACCAAAGCATGGAGAAACTCTTGAAACCCACTCAGGATGTAGAGAAAGCTTTGTCTAAAGCGGCAATGACATATAAGGATTTGATAGATACTATTGCGAAATATGAATCTATCAGCAGAAGAGTGACTACAAATCAGACTCAAGCTAATCAAACCCAAAGACAAATTATCCAATTACAGGAAAGGATAACTAATGCTTATAGTCAGGAATCATTAGAACTTGAACGAATGCGTCAGGTTATGCTCCAAATAACCCGGACTCGAAGAAACTTAATCCAAGCTGAGCAATCTCAAAGCGGATCATTAGTTCAATTAAGAGCAAATCTTAATTTACTTATTCAGTCTTATGATGCGATGAATGAGAAAACCCGAAATTCTCCATTGGGACAGAGCATGCTTCAAGATATCCAAGAATTGAATAATCAGTTGTTGCAATTGGAAGCTACAACCGGACGAAATCAGAGAAACATTGGTAATTACGCAAGTGGTTGGAATGGATTAAATGTCTCGATACAACAGATAGCACGTGAAATTCCTGCAATGGCTGTTTCTATGAATACATTTTTTATTGCCATATCGAATAATATACCGATGTTGGTCGATGAAATTAACCGATTAAGAGCTGTTAATCTTCAATTAGCCGCAGATGGACAGCAAACAATATCCATTGGAAGACAGATATTAAAGTCTATATTCTCATGGAATATGCTTATAACTGTGGCCGTTACACTGCTTACACTATTTGGGGGAAAACTAGTTAAGTGGGTTGGTGAACTATTCAAGTCGAATGAGGCAATACAGCAAAATATTCAATCTTTATCTGAGTTAAGATCTGCGTATTACAAAGGTATTCAAGATGCCCAAAAAGAAATTGTATCAATGAAGCTCCTATATAAAGCAACTCAAGATACGACTCTGAGCATACAAGATCGAAAGAAAGCGGTTGACCAACTTCAAAAACAATATCCTGCATACTTTGGGAAGTTAAAGGATGAAACAATTCTAGCAGGACAAGCAAGCGGTGCTTATATAAATTTGGCTAATGCGATTATTGCTTATGCTAAAGCTCAGGCATACGAAGATAAGGTTGTCGATTATCAAAAGCAAATTGTTAATCTGGAAGAAAGAAGAGAGCAGATTACTCAGCAACGTACTAAAGCAGTATATGAACTTAACGAAGCGGAAGCTAAGGCAGCTAAAGCCGCGAATGTTAGATCCGGTTCACCCACGCCCGGAGTTGGTTCTATGAATGCTAATAGAAATGTAGATATCGCTCGGCAAAACCTTGCTATTGTAGATTCTACTATTGAAGCGATAAACCAAAGAATAGATCAACTAGGCCAAAAGAGTGAAGATATGTCATCCAAAATAAATTTCGGTGATTTATTGAATGATCCATCAAATCCTTTGCCGAAAGCGGACAATAGTGCGTCTAAACAACTTGACGATGAACTAAAAGCAATTCAAGACCTGCAAGAGTTGAGAATAAAAGTTGTTACTGATGCAAATAAACGATTGTCCGATGATGATAAAATGTCCTACGAACAGAGATTAGGGTATCTGAACGATTATATTTCTTCTGCGAAAGAAGGTATAGATGAACAGGCAAAAAATCAAATATCGAATCTAAAGAAGTCCGAAATGACTGAAAAGGCTTATACTGCATCAGTGACATTGATTAACGAAAAAGCTTCGGAAGAGAGGATAAAAATAGATCAGGAATCAGCTAAAATTAGAGAATCTATCCAAAAGGACTATGCCGAAAGGATTATTAAAGATACACAAGATCGTATTACCAATGTTTCTCAGATTATAGAACGTGCCGAAAATGCAGAAATGCAGAATCTGGCTTCTGCTTATAAACGAGGAGAACTGACAACTAAGCAATACGAAGATAAGAGGATAGAGACGACAAGGCGTGCTGCAATGGATCGGATGGATGCTGAAATATCATCATTAGAAGAACTATTGAACAGAACAGGTATAACTGAAGATCAGAAGTTGCAAATATCAAAACAGCTGGCAGATGCCCGATTGGACTTTGAAAAATATGTCAATGAAGCAATAATATCTGATGAAGAAAAAGCGGCTGAAAAAAGATTGCAAATAGAACAGCAGCTATCAGATAAGAGAAAAGAATTATTGCAAGCATCTATGGAATTGATATCAGCTCTATTTTCCGCTCAAACTGAAAGCCAGTTAGCGGCACTGGATAAACAATCGGAAGCCAACGATGATTATTTCAGTGAACAGGAGGATAAAATAGAGCGGTTAGCAGATGCCGGAGCGATATCCGATGAACAAGCCGAAGCCAGAAAAGAAGCTTTAGCCCAACAGCAAAAAGAACGAGAGTTGGCTTTGGAGCAACAAAAGAAGGAAATAAACCAAAGGCAGGCTAAATTCGAAAAGGCTCAGGCGATAGCTAAGATTGCAATTGATACAGCTGTCGCTATTATGGCAGCATGGAAGAATCCTTTTTCGGCACCTGCCCTTATACCTACTATTATTGCTTCGGGGGCTATTCAGATTGCGACTGTTTTAGCTACTCCTATTCCCGAATATGCAAAAGGTACTGATGATCACAAAGGGGGATTAGCTGTTGTCGGTGATGGTGGACGATCTGAGCTTGTTATCACACCCGATAATAAGATGTATAAAACACCGTCACGAAGTACGCTCGTTGATCTTCCTGCCGGATCTCAGGTTATGCCCGACTTTAACAAGGCTATTCTGGCAATGTCGATGCAGCAACTTATAACACCTATACTTGATAATAAAACCATTGTTATCGCTGAAAACGAAAGGCAAATAGAGCTTGCAGCTCAGAATAATAAGCTACTATCGAATATGGGAGGTCAGATAGTAAGGGCAATAAGAAATACAAATAGAAACAACTCATTAATCAGATACTAATATGAATAGTATAGAGCAATTGCGATCTGATCTGATCAGAAAAGAACTCAATTACACAAGTAAGGTCGGACGTTTCTTTCATAGGTTAGTAAATGGTAAACTACAATCACCATTTACGACACCGCCTATGCTTAGATATACATTAAGCGATCCCGATAAGATAGACGGTTATGTCAGTGTTATGTACACCGGGAGATATTCTACGATTGTAGACGGTCATCAAGTTACAATAATTGATCCTGATTGGGATACTTATATGGTAGAACTTGGAAACATAGCATTGCCTATGGCTCGTAATTTCATTGCCAAGCTGTGCATGTTCGGTAATGCGTATATGACATACCATCGGGATAGTTATCAGCTTTTGGGATATTATAAAGCTCCTGATGAATATACCGCCGAAAACCCATTGCGAGAATATTGGGGTGTTTTGCCCGAAAAAACCAATTATATACTGATCCCTGTTTATAAGCCGGCTTTACTCGATAATATCAAAAACATTACATTATCGGTTATTGATTTCTTAGAATGGGATATAACGGACTTTATCCACTCTGATACTGAGTTATTGATCAAAGAAACACGGGTTGATACATCAGGAGTAACCAAAGAGGGTACTAACCACTTGAAATTAGTAGGAATAGCCAAAACATTCGTTGAAGAAGTATTCAAAATGAGCGGATTTCGTTCCCGTATGCAGTATAATGTATATAAACGTAAGCCTGTGGGGCGTGAATATGAGTTGATCAAGACCGAAAGAATGGACTTCCAATCTATTGTTATAACACAAACTACGGCAGAAGTACAAGGTCGTGATATGGAATTAACGGAACTTCTGAAATCCAACGGAAAGACAAAGTATGATATTCCCGTATCGGAACTTAGAGACGGTTATAAATGGTTATACAATCGTGTGACTATGGAAAATAGAGGTAATTATGAAATACCTGTAGGCAAAGATTACTCTTTTAATACATCTGTAAAACCATTTGCTCAGCCTTATATTTCCCTCGTATCGTCAGAAATGACTCCGGGTACTGCTGAACACGACATGAAAAGTCAGGAATCCGGAGATCCTAGCAGTGATAAGTTTTTCTTTGAGGCAGATGATATTGTTAATATATCACTAAATATGGATTTTATTATCAGAAGAAATAATTATGGAACTTCCACTGATTATTCGGGAAAAGTAATATTGATAAAGAATAATGATACCGATAATCCTCTAAAAGAATACATGTTTGTATACAAAGGGCAAGAGGATGAGTCACAGGAAAATGGAGGAACAGAGCCGATAGAAGTTTTCGAAGCTATTGTCAAAGAAACAGTGAGTATACCTCTAGTCAAGGGCGATAAGTTATCAATCTGTGTCAGGACTCCGCTAGGATATTATGACTCAATATTTACTTCTGAGTTCAACGAACTAAAGATAGTTTACACATCAAAAGGTTCTCCTATCACTATGGATGTTATTACTCCTGATAAATTAGCGAACTCTCTATTGAAGAAAATAACGAATGCCGGGAATAAATATCAATGTGAGTTCGATTGGGGCGACTTGGAGTATAAACCGATGTTTTGTGCCGCTGAGACTATTCGAGGGTTCAGTTCTGCTAATTTCCATGGATCAATGTCTGATTTCATGGAATGGATGAAAGTTATGGGTTATGAATATGTAGTAGAGGACTATCAGGTAAGATTTGCTCCTAGAGATTCTTTTTATCAGCCTGAAACGACAACTTTAGATTTAGGGCGTTATTTGGTAGACTGGCAGATAGAGGGAATTGATGATTTTGCTTATACTTCCGTTCAGGTTGGTTACGACAAACAAGATTATGAATCGGCAAACGGACGTTTTGAAATGAATGGTACATTCGAATACAGTACAGAGTATAGTAGTGCTGTTGAGAACCCTCTTAAACTTATATCCCCGTATCGGGCTGATGCTATCGGCATAGAATTATTATGTTGGGAACGAAAATCAACAAATACAGATACTTCTTCAGATAATGATGTGTTTGTTATCGCTATGACTGAGAATGAGAATAATTATACGGTGTATGAGGGGTTAGTGTATAGCCCTATTGATGCCTATAATAAGGATAAAATAAATCTATTTAATGCTATACTTAATCCTGCATATTTGGTTAAGCGTAACGAGAGCCTGATAGGAATAACGGCTCCTAAATTGAGGTATGCTAGTACAACAAATAATAGAAGCGTTAAAGTGTTTGATCCAAATGACGAAAATAACCCAACAAATATATTTTCAGATATAGATATAACGAAAAAGTTATTCGAAGGATATTTGTATAAGTTCTCTACTGCTTATCTATTGAATCTACCTAACAGTTATAATTGGAATGGTTTAGTCCGATTTTCGGTTGACGGAGTAGTTATGAAAGGATATATCCGGTCTATTGTGAAAGATTACTTTAGACAATCCGCTACTGATTGGGAACTATATGCTTACATCGAATAGGCAAAGGGAGCATTGCTCCCTTTTTTCTTAATTAACTATAGTGTATTCTGTATTGTCTCGGGTGAACTCAAAACCAAAGGATATAGTATTCTCGTCTTTTATTGAAAACAATGTCCCCGACTGATTACCTTCGTAATTTTCTAACCATATGTAGTTCTCTTTAACCCAATAACTGCCTATAGAACCGGGCAGATCAGCCAATTTGATTTTTGTTCCCCCAACTACTTCATATTTTCGATAAGATTTGTCAGCCCCGAATATATAAACGTAAAAGTGTCCTGCAGTCTTAAAATTATTCCACTGTCCAACTAAAAACGCTTCTTTCTGAGCATCAGTTAGACCTTCTTCTTTTTTATCGTCATCATCGCTAGAGCATGCGATAAACAAAGGAAATAATAGTAGTATAGTTAGTAGTTGTTTCATTGTTAGTTTTTTTCTTTTAACGATATAGATATGTTCGCTATAACTGTGAGAAAGAAGTACAACCCGATAGACGAAACTAATGTTCCCAGCGTAATAGCAAGCCCAGTCGGATTAAATATATATTCCACGAGATATTTTGTTTGCGGTAAGTCAATAAAAATAGATGTAAACCCTAGTATCCCGCTTATGATAATTCCTACAATTAAAATAATAACAGCAATGACTTTTAACCCTTTCTCATCTTGGATGTTGATATTCTTTTTTGTTTCCATAATATAGTTTGCTTTAGTTTATTTCTTTATAATAATTTATATACCTAATATTTTCGTCTCCTATTCCGATAATGACCTTCTACATAAGATCCGTCTTTTCGATAATGCCCTTTTACGTATCCACCACCTCCTGATCGAAATCCTTTCCTTCGAGTTGGCACGGCTATTTTTAGTATCGCCACGAGTATAATTAAGATAATAATAAATACTATCATGTTAGTCAATTGTATTATTCAGTTTTATCACCTCTATTATCTTTTAAAATATCGGAGATTGAATTGATTTTATAGGTATTTCGTTTGGGTGTATATCTATATACAGTGGTTGTGCGAGGGCAATATATCCCGAGTGTTATAATAGATAATAAGCCGTCTGTAAAAGTGTTCTGGGATTTAATCATATAATTCTTATTATTCTTGGTATATCTCGCAATGTTTTCTGCATTACTCGCATTATATAGCCCCCAGAACAAAATATTGTCTTTGTATTTTCCTATTTCATAATCAGAAGAATACTCGTCAGCATTACCATGTAATGTCTTTGTAGTATAGCATGATGTTAGAGATAGTGTAAATATAAGGACGAAAAGAAGGTTTGACTTTCTCATATTAATAGTTTGCTTTGTTTGTTCCGCAAACTTAACAATTCCTTTCTTATTTTCCCTTAATATCCGTTAAAAGTTTCTCCTATTAAATAACTAATATGTTGGTAACTGATCTATTTATTTAGAATGAATCTAAATA